GGCTGTTGTAGAGTTGGGTATCGAACCCAGGATCCGTTGAGTAAGAACGAATGGAGACACCTGTCTCCGCTATATTTAATCTGCGGCCTTGCCCAGTCGCAGGAGTTTTATGGCTTATTTTAAGTGTTACAATCCGCACTTGTATGGTGGGACGCAGAGCTCCCTCAATTATCTTTCTCGACTTGTGACCCATACAGTCATAAGAAGGTTGCAAAGGTTACTACTTTAGACAATGGTTGCGGCGATTGCGGAGATTAAGAATCTCGTTAAACCGTCTGAGACATTGGAGGTGGCGATGTCCCCAATACGCAGTCTAAAATGACCATGAGAATCAGGCTTGACGACAAGGCTGGAGAAATTGGTTCCTCCTGACGCAGATGATATATTGTATATCGTCTCGAGAATGGAACCAAAGTCTGCAACCAAGGTTGGTGAACCCCCTCCAGTCAACGCCCCCATTCCAGTGATGGCCATGTCAATAAGACCATGGCCAACCATGGTGGGGATGTCGAGGTAGGAGTAAACCGTGTCGTCGTACCCATAAACTTGAAGTCCCCCAGAGTCTGTGACCAGAGTCGGGGTTCCTCCAATATTCTTGAAAGGTCGGGGAGCAAGGACTCCGGTTACGGCTACGTTTTCTGTTGAAGCGGAGTAAGCATTCAACAACTTAGGAATTCCTGGAACAGGGATTCTAAGTGCGATTTCATAATCCGCGAACAGAAGGGTTTGTCCAGCTAAATTGGTATTGAAACCCATTGCGTAAAATCTTCCACAGTCAGACGTGCGGCCTTGGCCACTAACTGCAGCATTGGCAGAAGTTCCGACATAACGCCATTTAACCATCTCATTTAGTCGAGAAATGTCGACATTAAGACGACATGACTGCCAGATGGGAGCGGATTGTGTTGTCATGTTGGATGTAAACTCTTGCAAAGTGGTCGGAGGGTCATCGGTCGGGTCATAATCGAACATTTTCAAGAAGGTACCTGTACTGGTTGTTGGGTACGCTGTCACACTCTCGAAGGCTAGACGACGAAATGAAAACTGTTCGAAATTGGCCGCGATACCTGACAGCCAAGGGAATATGTGTGAATTTCCTGGGTTAACAACGAAGTTGTTCAGATAATTCGGAAGGGCAGTTTCAAAATCTGACGTTGAAGAATTAGCTGAACGAATCAATTCGCGATGGGAAATAATCATATCCGTTCCTCTACTGCCTGTAACAACATTGGACTGTGCTAAGGGTTTAGAGGTTGGTTGTGAGGTTGACGTCAATGGACGCAGTGCCGAGGTTTTGGCACTGGCCCCTCCGCCACGGACCGGGCTTGAAGCCCGGTTAACGGAAGCTAGGTGTTGTTCCCAGCGCGCTTGTTTTTCGCGTGCTGAGAGTCCCTTGTACTTCGGTAAGTTGTAGAAGTCTTGTTTTGACATTCTGCTCCTTTTGGGTTAGATTTGATCTGTTGTGCTTTCTCTTTAGCTATATTGGGCCTTTTACGTTCATTGCGAAGGGGTGCAAGGTCACCCCTCAATGGAGGGGGTTTTCCCGCCGCTGGATGTTTTCCGTTTCCGACGACTTTGGAGACAAGTCCCGACAAAACGCACGGAGTGTCGTCTATGTCGGGCTGCTTGACCCAACAAACTGGGGCGTTGAGCAAAATACCTTGTTTGCTCAACTCCACCCAGGTCGCCCAGGCGCCTCGGTCAAAACCGGGCATCTGTTGCTCTATGACCATGTCCATCCACGGTTCATAGGAGTTAGGAAAGTTTCCGTTTTCTTTGGCCCAGCGGCCATGATATCCATCAACGTCTTCGGCATCGGGTTTATTTGAAAGCATTGCCAAGTCTCGCAGCAGAGGGGTTTCAGGGTCCGTGTAAGCGTATCCCGAAGCTTTCATATGGAAGCAGGCTACATCAGTGGCCTGATTCGCTGTCATATGAAAGTTCGACAATCTTCTACGGACGTCTCCCATGTTGTTGCTGTCTCCGAACCAAACTGTTGGTCCGAAAATGCGCGAGAGCATGCACACAGTATCTCCTCTCCGTTTCGTGGACAACTTGACTTTTCCTTCGTACATGTTGGCCACAAATTGTAGAGATGGTTCTGGTAAATCTCCAAATATTCCGTCGTCGCCTCCTACTAAGGACGACCTCAATATATAATCCCAAGCCCTATCTGACTCTAACGTTACCCTATAAGCGACGTAAGCTCTAAACAAATGGACTATCGAGTTGAAGGCCGATGTGTCCATGAGTCCAGAGCATTGAGCATATCCGAGTTCGAACTTATCCCCGAAAGAGGATTTCGCGACGCCCCCGAAAGTCTTCTCGTGGAGTTGGAGGACTTTCTTGAGATCGTCGCCTTCAAACATCGCTATTAGCAATGCTCTTTCTAGGTCTCGGTCTTCTTGTCTCTTATGCCCATCCCAGCGTGTCCAATCATCCTCTAGGATAGTCGTGGCTGATCTGCAGATTCGTGCAACGGATTCCGAGAATTCTCGGGGCCCCTTGTGGAATGCATACCACGGCTGTTGGCCCATCCAATCATAGATCGGGTACAGGTAACGTGAATATTCTAGTTTGTGGAATTGGGTTGGCATCTGGATGGCTCGCGGGTCTGTTAGTTTTTGATAGGGTTCTCCTTTCATAAACTCTGTCATTCTCCAAGTTGGTACGGGGATATATAAAGCAGACGCTAGATTACGGGCCTTATGTCCCGTTCTTTGTCTCTCTATAGATTGTTCCGCTGAGTAGGGTCTGAGCTTTGGAAGGTCTAGATAACGCAGAAATTCGCGAATATACTTATAAACTGCTGGATTGATTTCTCTTTGAGTCGCCTGGGGTTTAGTGATTCTTCCATCAATACAAACTCTTTCCGAGGATTGAGTTTTAGTGTGGACGAATGAAGCCCCAAGTATGAACGGGGACATGTAGGCCCGAACTTTTGTAGGCAATTCGGGGGTCCAAGTTCCCAAGTCATAATGTACTTTAATGAAACTAGTTTCAGCAGGATGAACGTACGTTAGTCTATCTGGTATTTGAGCGTTGTGGAACTCGACCAAAGGGCCGAGTGTCACATCTTCATAATCTCTAAGACAGTCTCTAACGTTATATAAGTGTAACGCAGGAGATTTAGG